CATAAAGCAAACTTTATAAGATATACTTATCGTGAAGAAATGGTTATGGACGCGGTAGAAAATTGTTTGAAAGCAATATCTAATTATAATTTAGAAGCAGCAACAAGAACTGGAAAACCAAATGCATTTGCATACTTTACGCAAATAACATGGTTTGCTTTTTTAAGAAGAATAACAAAAGAAAAGAAACAACAGGATATTAAATTAAAATATCTTACAAAATCAGGTATCGAAAGTTTTATTGATGTAGGTGATGAAGCTGCAGGAGAAAGTGTAGCCACACACTTTGTAGATACATTAAAAGATAGAATACAAAGAGTAAGAAACACCGATACTGAAATAAAAGAATTTGTTAAAAAAGAAAAAAGACGTAGAAGAACTAAAATAGCTGATTCTGATTTAAGTGAGTTTATGCGATGAAGATAGCAATATTGAACGATACACATTGCGGTATTCGTAATTCATCAGAAATATTTTTAAAAAACTCTGAAGATTTTTATAATGAAGTATTCTTTCCAACATGTGAAAAGAATAATATAAAGCAAATAATACATTTAGGTGATTACTATGATCATCGTAAGTTTGTAAACTTTAAAGCATTGAATCATAATCGTACTACATTTCTTGATCAGTTACGTAAACGCGGCATGTCTATGGATATAATACCGGGTAATCACGATACATTTTATAAAAACACAAATGAATTAAACTCATTAAAAGAATGTTTAGGTCATTATATGAATGAAGTTCATATTATAATGGAACCTACTGTAATGCATTATGATTCATTAAAGATTGGATTAGTGCCATGGATATGTCATGATAATTATGAATTATGCATGAATTTTATAAGAGATTGTAAAGCCGATTGGTTAGGTGCACATCTTGAATTAAATGGTTTTGAAGTGATGAGAGGTTTAACTAACAAACACGGTATGGATCCGAAAATATTTTCAAGATTTGAAATGGTATTAAGTGGTCATTATCATTGTTCATCTAAAAAAGATAATATTTGGTATCTTGGTTCACAAATGGAATTCTTCTGGTCAGATGCACATGATCCGAAATTTTTTCATATATTAGATACTGAAACAAGAGAAATAACAAAGATAAGAAATCCTCATACATTATTTGAAAAAATATTATATGATGATGAAAAGAATGATTATAGTAGTTTCAGTAGAGATTTAACTAAAAAGTTTGTAAAAGTTATTGTAGTTAACAAAACAGATCCTTTTACATTTGATAGGTTTATTGACAACATACAAAATCAAAACATTTATGAATTAAAGATTGCAGAAAATTTTAATGAATTTATAGGTGCAAATGTTGAAGATGAAAATATGAATTTTGAAGATACAGCTGAAATAGTAGATTCATATATTGATGCTGTAGATACCGATTTAGATAAAAATAAAATAAAAGTTGAAATGAGACAATTAATGACTGAAGCACAGGCACTTGAAATAGCATGATTATATTTAAGTCTATTCGTTATAAAAACTTCTTATCATCTGGTAATACTTTTACAGATATAAATTTTAGAAAAAGTAAATCTACATTAGTAGTTGGTCATAATGGTGCAGGTAAATCAACAATGCTTGATGCTTTGTCTTTTGGTTTATTTGGTAAACCTCATCGTAAAATAATGAAAAGCCAACTCGTTAATTCAATAAATCAAAGACAAGCAGTCGTTGAAGTAGAGTTTTCCATAGGTAAATCTAATTTTAAAATAATTAGAGGTATCAAACCAAATGTGTTTGAAATATGGAAAGACGGCAAGATGATTAATCAATCATCACATGCAATGGAATATCAGAAGATACTCGAACAAAACATTCTGAAACTTAATCATAAAAGTTTCCATCAAGTTGTGGTATTAGGTTCTTCCTCCTTCATACCTTTTATGCAACTTAATGCTGGCCATCGTAGAGATGTTATCGAGGATCTTCTGGATATTAATATCTTTTCAAAAATGAATGTTATTTTGAAAGAAAAGAATAGTATACTGAAAGATAAGTTATCAAAAACAAATCATACTATTGATTTAATTAAAAATAAAATAACACAACAATCTAAATATATTCGTGATATTGCGGCACTAACTACAGAAAATAAAAAGAAATATGAAAAACAAATAAAATCTGCCGAAGAAAAAATACAAAAGCTACAAGATCATAATAATCAATTAAGTAGTGAGCTTGAAAATAAAGGTGATTTAGATTTAACAAAATTACAAGAAAGAAAAAATAATGTTATAGCTTTAAGGGCTGAGCAAAAACAACAACTCAAAGCTGTAGCTAAACGTGGATTGTTTTTAGAAAAAAATGATGAATGTCCAACGTGTGAACAACCGATTCAAAATAAAGATAAACTTGTGTTTGATACTAAGAATGAAGCTTATCAAATAGAACATACACTTGGTATGATTGAAAGTGATTATAAACTTGTTGAACAAGAAATATCATCATTACAAGAAACAATATCAAAAGTAAATGAAAAAACAAATATAATTAATTCAAATAATAGAGAGATAGCATCTTTAAATCAAAGTAATAAAGATTTAAAGTCTTACCTTGATGAAGAAGTGTCAGCTGATTTATCAGAAGCACGTAATGAACTTGAAAAATTATCTTCGGATAAAGAAAGCTTATTAGAAGAAAAATTAAAAGTAGCCGAACAGTTTAATTACAATGGTGTCATTGGTGAAATGTTAAGAGATACCGGTATTAAAACTAAAATAATAAAACAATATTTACCAGCAATCAATAAATTAGTTAACCAACATTTGCAAGTATTAGATTTCTTTGTTTCATTTGATTTAGATGAAAGCTTTCAAGAAACTATTAGGTCAAGATATCGTGATGATTTTACATATGAATCATTTAGTGAAGGTGAAAAACAAAGAATAGATTTATCTTTATTATTTACATGGCGTCAAATAGCAAAGATGAAAAACTCAGTTGCAACTAATTTATTAATATTAGATGAAACCTTTGATTCATCACTTGATCATGACGGTGTTGAAAACTTATTAAAAATATTAAATACTTTAGGTGAAGATACAAATACATTTATTATATCACATAAAGGTGATATATTGGATAATAAGTTTGAATCAAAAATAGAATTTACAAAAGAAAGAAATTTCTCTCAAATGAAAGTTTAAATGTTTACTTTTAATAAAAAATGTGGTATAATAAAACTAAAATTAAGAAGGAGTATATATTATGCAATTAAGTGATTCCACTTTGGATATCCTCAGAAACTTTTCTGCTATCAATCAAAACATTTTGATTAAAGCAGATAGTCCTATCAAAACAATTAGTGAGGCACGTAATGTAGTTGCCAGAGCTGATATACCTGAAAAGTTTTTAAAAGACTTTGGTATATATGATCTAAATGAATTTATCGGTGTAACAGGTTTAGTCAATAGTCCTAGTTTACATTTTAATGATGACTTTGTCATGATATCCGATGAATCAGGTAGATCAAGTGTAAAGTATTTTTATTCTGCGGCTGAAACGTTAACAACACCGACAAAAGATGTTTCAATGCCAGAACCTGATGTTAAGTTTACTTTAGATAATAGTACTTTAAATAAACTTAAAAAGGCTGCATCAACTTTAGGTCATAAAGAATTGTTAATAAAAGCTGATAATGGTGTACTAAGTTTATCAGTTGTTGAAAATCAAAATGCAACATCAAATGCTTTTTCAATTGATGTTGATGGTGAATTTAAACAGGATGCAGTGTTTAACTTTATTATAGATATATCTAACTTGAAAATTTTACCCGGTGATTATGATGTTGAAATATCTTCAAAATTAATTACACAATTTTCACATAAAGAATTAAGTGTAAAATATTGGATTGCACTTGAAAAATCGTCAACTTATGGAGTTTAATAATGACAAGCAATAACGATCAATTATTCGATCTTTCTAATAAAGCATCAAGAAGTACTATCGCTGTTATTGATGCAGTAACACAGCGTGGTGGATTTAAAGGTGAAGAGTTATCTACTATCGGTGGATTAAGAGACCAATGCATTCAGATAGTTCAACTTTGTGAAAACATTCAGCAAGATAAAGCCATGGAAACACCGGCTGAAACACCAGCTGAAAAACCTGCTGATGGTAAAAAGTAACTTACGCTTTATTGATTTTATTTTATTTGTTATGGAGAAATGCGTAAAATGTCTAACGAGTACTTATGGGTTGAAAAGTATCGTCCACAAACTATTGATGATACTATACTTCCTAAAAAACTAAAACAAACTTTCCAGAAAATAGTTGAAGGTGGTGAACTACCTAATATGTTATTTACTGGTACTGCTGGTCTTGGTAAGACTACAGTAGCTAAAGCATTATGTAATCTACTTAATTGTGATTACATTTTGATAAATGGTTCTGAAGAAGGTAATATTGATACCCTTAGAACCAAGATAAAACAATTTGCTTCATCGGTTTCTTTATCTGGTGATTATAAAGTTGTAATACTTGATGAAGCAGATTATCTTAATCCGCAATCAACACAGCCTGCCCTTCGTGGGTTTATTGAAGAATTTTCAAACAACTGTAGATTCATATTAACTTGTAACTTTAAAAATAGAATTATTGAACCATTACATTCAAGATGTGGTGTTTATGAATTTAATACTTCTAAAAAAGATATGGTTGAACTATGTCAATCTTTTATGGTAAGATGTCAAACCATTTTAATTAAAGAAGATATTAAGTATGATGATAAAGTATTAGCAGAACTTATTATGAAGTTTGCACCTGATTGGCGTAGAGTTCTTAATGAATTACAAAGATATTCAGTAAATGGTACGATTGATAGTGGTGTCCTAAATATTGTAAGTGACAAAAATTATGATGAACTTTTCTCTTATTTAAAAAATAAAGATTTTAAAAAGATGCGTTCATGGGTTGTTAGTAATATAGATACAGATGCAACCGCAATATTTCGAGCTATCTATGATAGAATGAGTGAAAAGGTTGCACCACAATCAATTCCACAACTTGTTTTAATATTAGGTGATTATCAATACAAAAATGCATTTGTTGCTGACCATGAACTTAATGTGGTAGCATGTTTAACGGAGGTAATGTCAGATGTACAATTCAATTAAATTAACTTTATACACTCAAGAAGATTGTTACTATTGTAGACTATTAAAAAAGAAATTAGTTGAATGGGATTTTGATTTTCGAGAAGTAAATATTAGTCATGACTTATTTGCAAAAGATTTTTTAAAAGATAAAGGTCATCGTACAGTACCTCAACTTTATTGGAATGATACACATCTTAATAAGTTACCAACTACTGATTTAACTTATGAACATATTGAAGCTGAGCTTGATTATGAAAACTACATTGGTGGAGTGGAAAATTGGTCAGTAACAAAAGCATAGCAATAGTTGGTGCCGGTGTCGCTGGTATAACTACTGCTTATTTTTTAGGTAAAAAAGGTTACAAAATAAGAATGTTTGATCCTGATGGTGTGGCACATCAATGTAGTTATGCTAATGGCGGTCAGCTTTCTGTTTGTAATGCTGAAGTTTGGAATACATATAGTAATATATCTAAAGGAATAAAATGGTTGACACAACCAGATGCTCCACTAGCATTTAGACCGGATGTTTGGTCATGGTCAAAAATAAAGTGGATTGCTGGTTTTATTGGAGCTACAATTACAAATTCATATGAAAGAAATACTCGTAAAACAATAGAATATAGTTTACGTTCTCGTAGATTAATGAAAAAATTAATTAAAGATGTAGGCATTGACTTTCATCATAATGATTGTGGAATATTACACATTTATAAAAATCAAAAGTCATGGGACAAAGCACGTAAAACACTCGATAAATTTAAAGATACAAGGTGGGGAAGAGTAGTTGCTAAAGGTAATTTAGCCGGAAAATATAATTTTTATTCAAAAGATGTTGTAGGTGCGACTCTTACTAAAGGTGATTCAGTTGGTGACATACATGTTTTCTGTAGAGAAATGCAATACTATATGGAAAAACAATTTGATTTCAAAGTATTCTGTAATAAAATAGTTATCAATAAAGAAGTAAAATACTTATCAGGTAAAAGAGATCATGCTAAAACATTAGATGAATTAAAAAAAGAATATGATGAAGTTGTTATATGTGCAGGTGCTTACACCGCAACTTTAGTTCCAAGCTTGAATATATATCCAATAAAGGGTTATTCAATCACTTTTGAAAAATCTGCAGCAATTGATGCACCATGGGTTTCAATATTAGATGATGATGCAAAGATTGTAGCATCACCATTTGATAATATGACATTCAGAGTTGCTGGTACCGCAGAACTCGCAGATTGGAACCATGATATAAGAGAAGATAGAATTCAACCACTTGTTAAGTGGGTAAAAGAAAACACATTTATGGACGCAGAAAAATATACTAAATGGGCATGCCTAAGACCTATGACACCAAACATGTTACCAGTAATTAAAAGAGTTGATCGCATGTGGGTAAATAGTGGAGCAGGACATTTAGGGTGGACTATGGGAATGGCTTTAGCAGAAAGGTTATCAAATGATTT